CTGCGAACCTTGACTTCCTGCATAAACTCTAAGCATCCACCTTTGAAAAGGTGGAGCCAAACCATTATAGGAGAGGTACGGAATGGGCTTTGCCCCACCGTTGTGCCTTCGGCAATTGAACCTTGGTTCTCTGTTTTGCTCCACTTTTTCCAAAAGTGGATTTTCTAAAAGTGGAAAAGTGGATTCGTAGAACATTATCATTTATTATATTTTTCCAATATACTAAATGTCAACCCTTGAAAATATACAAGAACATTTTAGACCGCCGATTTATTACAATCCAAAGCGAATGGAGTTGAAGCAACATATTATTGATGATTTGGAGCTCGTTAAAACCATTGATCCGTCTGGAAACCCGATCTACTCCTATTGTTTGAACACCGTAAACGAACTGTCTGTAGCAGTGACCCCACAATTGTGTCAGTATTACACGACCGACACGGATTTTCTGAAGGATAACCAAACCCTGTTGAAAACATACAAACGACAAACAAAAATTGCGTCTTACAAAGAAATGCTCGATATATGGAAAGAAATCAAGACTGATACCGGTTTCAAAGAAAAATATTATTACTTGGATTGGCAAATGTTGGAGCATTTGAACAAATCAGAGCATTTCTTAGAGGCAATGAGTGTGTACAATATGGCATCTCCCATAATTTCTCTCTTTGTTCCGATCATACTGTTGATTATTCCGTTCTTCGTAATACGAATGAAAGGACTAAGTGTCACAATGGGTGAATATATCAGTGTACTCAAAGTCGTCATTTCGAATCACGCAATCGGAAAGCTATTTACAAAATTCAACGAGGTATCATTTAACGAACGAATATATTTAGTATTGTCGGCAGCGTTTTATGTGTTTTCCATATACCAGAACATACTGGTTTGCTATCGATTCAACAACAATATGTACAAGATTCATCAGTTCCTGAAAGATACCGAAGTATACTTGGACAATACAACGAAAACCATGAACAACTATTTGTCGTATTCTTCCAACTTGATCACACACAGCAGATTCAATGAAATCGTCGCGCAAAACATGAATATACTGTTGCAGTACAAACAGGCGATTGGCGAATTATCTGAATATAAACTAACCAATTATAAGAAGGCGTTCGAGATCGGACATGTATTGAAATACTTTTACCAGTTGTATGAAGACCCAGTGTACAACGGCGCATTCCTGTATTCGTTCGGCTTCAACGGGTACATTGACTGCATTGAAGGTCTCCAAACTAATGTGGAAGAGAGAAAGATTAACTTTGCAGAATTCACTGATGATTACAAGAAGGCGCAAATCGAAAATAATTACTACGCTTGTTTAAAAGATTCGGAACCAGTGAAAAACACCATCAAGTTCAAGAAGAACATGATCGTTACTGGTCCGAACGCATCCGGTAAAACCACGATCCTCAAATCTTCTCTCATCAACATCATTTTGACACAGCAATTTGGTTGTGGGTTCTACGATTCGGCTGATTTGAAACCATACAAGTACATCCACTGCTATTTGAACATTCCTGACACTTCGGGACGCGACAGCTTGTTCCAAGCAGAAGCGCGAAGGTGCAAAGAGATACTCGACATAGTAGATGCGAACAAGGACGACGGACATTTCTGTGCATTCGACGAGTTGTATTCAGGAACAAATCCGGATGAAGCTGTCAGCAGCGCCACTGCATTCATGGAGTATTTGATTAAGAACAAGAACTTGTCGTGCATTCTTACAACTCACTTCGTTAAGGTGTGCAAGAAGTTGAAAAAGAATGCAAACATTTGCAATTATCAGATGGTCGCCAAGAAGACTGGGAATGCGATCAAGTACACTTACAAGTTAGACAAAGGGGTTTCTACGGTCAAAGGCGGTATAAGCGTATTGTGTGATATGAATTATCCTTCGGAGATAATCAACAACACATGCACAAAAGACAAATGTTTTATTCGTTAGTTCCAATAATAAATTTATATAGTCATTTTTTAATGAATCCCCTATCCTTTTTTAATTCTACATCGTTACTATTTTTAGGAGTATTGGTTCTTGTGTGTGCGCTGTTATTTGTCTACTTTGAAAACAAGGCGAGAGAGCAGAACCATAAGATTTCTTCTATGCTGAGTTTAGTTTCTTCTCTCACTGAAGAAGTCCATTCTATTCGGAGACACCTTCAAAGTACATCAACTTCAAGTGGTGGTGGTAGTATGATTAAGCAAAACAGTGTTAATTATGAGAATGTCGAAAACGATGAAGACTTGGTGAGTGTTTCTGATGATGAAGACGAGGATGATCTTGACGACGATGATGATGATGATGACGATGATGATGACGATGACGATGATGATGACGACGATGAAAATAAGTTCGACATTATGGAAGAAATGGATCCAAGTGTTATTGAAATCGGTGACAATGTCAAGGTGTTGACCCTATTGCAGCCGATTGAACTTGTAAGCGACGGAGAAGACGAGGACGAAGAAGATGATAACACCGAGTTTGATGCCGACGATGTATTGGAACTTGACTCTAGTGATGACGAGCAAGTCAATGATAAGAAGGAGGTTACACAGGAGTTTACGGAGGAGTTTACGGAGGAGGTTACGAAGGGTGTCAAAATGTTCGACTTGAAATCTATTCATTTAGAAGAACCAGCAGTTGTCGACTATAAAAAACTGTCTATTGGGAAGTTAAAAACTGTTGTCTCCGAGAAAGGTCTCGCTTCGGATACATCAAAGATGAAGAAGCAAGATTTACTCAAATTGCTCGGTGTTGACTAATAATTTTATCTGTATCTAGTATAACATGAGTTACGCTACTTGTTATTCCGGGTCTAACAACATACATTTCAATTTCCCACCAATAATGGCTGATGGGCGCAATTTTGCTTCTTGGCAACCAGAGGCCGTGGTCAATGATCGCATCCAAAAACAAGAAGGGATAAAGTCGAACTGGGACTATCGTCAGTATATGCAGCGCAATGGTCTTCAAATCATGAAGTTTAATTCAACTGATGCTTGCTACGAGCAAGGGTTAGATGCTCACACGGTTACATCTAGCGGACCCGCTACAAATGTGCCGTTCACCTATAGGTCATCGTTCGATACTCGAAATCCGGGATACGGTTATACTTCTAGTGATCTGAAGAATCCGTATTTAACGAGAGAACAACTGAATCTGCGTCTGATTTCGCCGTCGATTAATCCGCCGAACAAAAGCAATTAACAAGAAAACAATATAATACCAATTTTATACTTTGGTATTATAGAAATGAAAGTATTGAGTATCGATGTTGGAATTAAGAATCTGGCGTTTTGTCTCTTCGAAAAACCAACTGATTCCGATTCATACCAGGTAACACAGTGGGACATTGTTAATGTTTCGGAGCGAGACATTATACTTTGCGGATTTTCGGATAAAAAGGGTAAATGCGAAAAACCGGCAAAGTTCCAAAAGAACGGACAATGTTTCTGCTTGAAACATTCGAAGAAACAACAATACAAGGTTCCAACATCCGATTTGAAAAGTATCAGTAAACGAAAGATCCAACAATTGAAAGAACTTGCAGACAAACATGATATTGTATACGAACCAAATGCAAAGAAAGCTGATTTGGTGGACCTGCTCAACGACCATGTCAAAAACAACTGCTTTCAACCGATTCACGAGACAAATGCGTCAAAGGTCGATCTAATCAGCATTGGTCTCAACATCAAACATAAATTCGACCAACTATTCTCCAAGGAAAACATTATTGACTATGTGATCATCGAGAACCAGATAAGTCCAATTGCAAATCGCATGAAGACGATACAGGGTATGATTGCCCAGTACTTTATAATGAGTGATGTTGCTGTTGATAAAATCGAGTTCGTGGCTGCATCCAATAAACTGAAGGATTGTGACGAGAAGGATAAGTCAAGTTACAAAGCGCGAAAGCAGTTGGGAATAAAGAAATGTTTAGAGTACTTGACTACAAACAATGGGTTCACAGCCAAAATCGAATACTTTGATAAACACAAGAAGCAGGACGATCTGGCAGATTCATTCTTGCAGGGGATGTGGTTTATAGGCGACCGGGGTCTCTAAGCAGAGAACCTAGGTTCTCCGCACCTCTCCTAATCCACCTTTGGGAAAGGTGGAGCCAAATTGATTACAGGAGAGGTACGGAGAACCTAGGTTCTCTGTTTGGCTCCACCTTTTCCAAAGGTGGATATATATATTTAGCCCCTCGTAAAATTTAAAGTTATATGTTCTAATTAATAAATACGAATGGACGATATGATTGAAATTTCAGAACTAGACATGGGGAATGATTTCGGCTCCAAGAAAGGATCAAACTTTGGAGGAGGAATCGAGTTATTAATGAACGGCAAAGTCAAAGATGGTGGTGGTCGCCCAACAAGTGATATTAATTTGGATGACTTGAATACTTTAGAAAATGAGTTAAATGATTTAGTAGATGACGGTCCTTCTTCTATCAGTTTTGGTGCCAAGTCGGATTTATTCAACTATGACGAGAAACCATCCGTTAGGTTTAGCGACAATGATAATCCTTCCATCGGTAAATCCACAGCCGACACTGCGGACAACACCAAGACTTGGGACGGTTACGGAAAGTTCAACAATATCCCTATGAACCCCGACAAGGAGGTATCTGCTTCTGGCCCGCAAATGTCCAAGGAGGAGATGCTTCGAGAGAAGTTCAAGATCCTTCGAAAGCTAGAGGGTTTAGAGAAGAAAGGAGTTGAGCTCACGAAGAAGTATTCAATGGAGTCATCGTTGACTGAGATGCAGGGTGAGTATGAGACCATCATGGACGAGAAATCTAGGCAGAACTCAGTCAAGTTTCAGGGAAATATGTTGATGGCTGCAATCAATGGAATCGAGTTTCTTAACGGCAGGTTCGACCCCTTCGACATTAAGCTTGATGGATGGAGTGACCAGATCAATGAGAATATCACCGATTATGATGAGATCTTCGGCGAGCTCCATGACAAGTACAAGTCCAAGGCGTCGATGGCGCCGGAGCTCAAGCTGCTGTTCCAGCTAGGAGGCAGCGCGATGATGGTACACATGACGA